ATTCAAGATACTTTTACATGGGTGGAAACCGAACTTGAAAATGGAAAAGAAAAAGTTGTTTGCAAGATGTATGAAAATAAAGTAGCTGCAATTGATTATTATTTTAATAAAATTCGTTTTGGGGATATGCTTTTCTTAGAAAAAGAAAAATATCCAAGCAGGAATTTCTGGCAACAGTTTCAAGTAGCACATACTAATTTATATAAAGGCGAAATAAAGATGAAAAGTGCTGCCTATACTGAAAAGCTTGCGTCTCAAAATATAAGAGAGGTATATAAAAAGCGTGTTAATAGTATTGAAGACCACTGGGTAATGGCAAACAAGTTTTGTGTACAAGGGATTAGAATATTGAATAAAATAAGCAATGTTAATAAACATATTGCGCCGCCCATGATTCATGGTATGGGCAGAATACCTGGAGTTTAATTAATTAAGGGAGATATGTCTATGAGAAAAACAGACTGGGCAGAGATAATAGATTTTTATAATGGCGTTTTTGGGACAAAACATACAGAAACAAAAACACTTCTTGAAGACGGATATAAAATGTTTGGCTCAATAGAAGAGTTTGCGTTAAAAATAGGTGTAAGCCGTGAAACCTTACGCAGAAAAATGGTTGAAGAAAAAGTTGATACAAGCATTATAGCCGGACGCAAATAACTAAAGATGTTTTAAGCAAAAACTATACCATCCAATCAATTTTACTCAAAAAATTTAGAAAAAATCTTACCTAAAATAATAATCCCTTGACTTTTATCACTATATTGTATTAGCTGGCTATCAGACATCTATATATTGTGTTTACATGTTTAATAAATACAAATATAAAAAAGTATGATGGTGGTATATGCCAACTAATGCAACTGCTATAAAAAATAAATTGCCATTGAAATCTTTGCGTAAAAAGGTTGATTTTTCTATAATTATTGATAGCCAAAGTTATTTTAATAAGTTGTCTGGTGCTACAGATGAAGTTATTAAAAAGAATTGGCACAATATTAATGTTGGCGATATCCAAAGCTTTAATTCCCACCGACTTTTCAAACTCTTTGCAGCAAACGATTCAGCCTTTTCAGCATCACTATACACACATCTTAGGATGATGGTTGATAGGGTTAATCTTAATGCCTATAAATCCAATAAAGCTATATATGCCGAAGGGCAAAAATATCTTAATTCTTTACTTGAAAGATTAAATTATGAAGATAATTGGGAAGAAGGCTTTTCACAGGCAAGCACATTGTCAGACCAGATTGGTAGAATCGGGCGTAATATTCTTACGTCTGATAATGCTTCGGCTGCATTATTTATTGAAGTCGATGAAAAAACTTATGAGGTCAAAAAATTTGTTCCAATTGATTGTGACCGAGTATATTTTGAAGACGTATCCCCGTTTTATAAAGCACGAAAGATACCTTATATATACGATAATGGCCGAAAGAAAAGACTGGATGTTATTAATTTTCTTTGGCAGCCGCTTGACCCTGATGCAGAAGAGCTTTTAGGCAATAACCCTTTAAGACCTGCTTTAAGAAATACTTTTACAAAAATAGAGTTCTTAGAAAATCTAAGGAAGGTTCTTAAAAATCAGGCATGGCCTAAAATTAAGGTTGTATTAGATGGAGAAGCTGCTGCTAATATGGCTCCGGCAGAAGTTAGAAATGATCCTAAACAATTAATTGAGTTTTTAAACAATTACCTTTCGGATGTAAAAGACCAGCTTACCAATATAGCCGTAGATCAAAACCTTATTGTTTATGACACAATTAAGGAAATGTCATTCCTCGAATCTAAAAACACTTTTGACCCCAATCCGATTGCGAATCTATTAGATAGTGAGGCTATTTCAGCTCTTAAGGCTCCACCCAGTACAGTTGGGAAAGGTGGTAGTACAAGAACGGGCGAAGGGCTTGCGTCTGCTGAACTGGTAATATTCAGGCGGTCGATTAAAGCACTTAGGCGTAATATTGAAAATATATATAGCCGTGCGTTTACATTGGCATTACGATTAAAGGGATTGCAGGGCTATGCAAAGTTCAGGCTTAAGGAATTTAGTTTGCGGCCTCCTGAAGAAAGCGCGCAATTTGACCAAATTAAACAAACTACTATTGTTGATGCATGGATTGCTGGCGCTATTGGCGAAGAAGAAAAAAATATTAAAATCAGACAAATGCATGATTTAGAAGGTTCTCCACCTGCTGACGCTGAATTTAAATCAGACCTTCTTAATAAAAAACAAGGCAATTTAACCAATAGTGATGGCAATGAAAAACAGACAGACCGAACTCCTGTTTCAAATGAATCTAAGGAAAAGAAGCGGGAAGAAACACGCAAAAAGCAAAAAACGGGGAACGATAGGAAATAACAATGCCAAAACCTTCTAATGGCGAAACAAAGAAAGATTATCTTTCACGCTGTGTTTCACAGTTAATAGAAAAAGAAGGTAAAGAGCCAGACCAGGCAAGGGCACAGTGTGAGTCAATGTGGAATCAGGATAAAAAGAAAGGTGAATCTGTGACAAATAAAATACCACTTATAATGGATAGTGTTATAAATACTCCTTGGGCGATTCTACCGTCTAAACTTGATGAGATAATGGTTGTATTAAAATCGAAAAACGATGGCATTCTTCTTGAAATGGCCGAGCAGAATAAACAAGTAGAAACACAAGACCGTAATTATTCTGTTGAAGATGGCATTGCCGAGATAATTATTGACGGAACCCTTTCAAAACGCATGGGCATGACACAAGCAATGTCAGGTGGGACATCCTATAGCAACATTCAAAGTCAAATAAAAAGAGCTGAAGATGACCCTAATGTAAAAGGAATCTTTTATAGTATTTCGTCTCCAGGTGGAAATGTGGACGGAATGTTTAATACATCCGACGCCATATCTAATGCAAAAAAGCCAAGTCTTGCCTTTGCAGATGGTTTAATGGCAAGTGCCGCCTATATAATGGGTAGTGGTGCTGATTATGTAGTTGCTTCCGATAGATCTGCCGAAATTGGTTCACTTGGGGTTGTAGCTATCCATTTAGATAAAAGTAAAATGTTAGAAAAGGGAGGTATTGTGCCAACTGTTTTTTCGGCAGGTAAATATAAAGCACTTGGAAATCCTTATGAAAAACTTAAAGATAAAGATGCTGAACATCTTCAGTCAAAACTTGATTATATGTATAGCCTTGCAATTGATACTGTTTCGAGGCATAGAAATGTACCGACAAAAGAACTTATTAATCTTGGTGCAGATGTTTTTATTGGTGAGCAAGCAATAATGGCTGGATTTGTCGATGAGATACTTACAAAAAATCAAGCTATGAACAGATTAAAGGAGATGATTTAGATGGCTCTTTCGCATAACAATACATTGGCAAAATCTGAACCTGCATGGGGAAGTGTTGACAAAACAAAACTGCCTCGCAATGCACATGCTGACATGGGTGATGCAGATAAGAAAAGTTCGTGGCGTTATCCACACCACCACGTTGAGTCTGGCAAAATCGGTGGCAAAAACAATGTGTATGTTTCAGGAAATATGTATCTTCATCGTGGTGGAGTAAAGGCCGCATTGCAAGCTGCTGGAGGTGCAAGGTCAGGACAGAAAGAAAGCAATTCAAGTATTAAAAGGCATTTATCTTATCATGCCGATTCAATTGGCATGGAAAGAAAAGAAACGGCAACCCTATTAGGGATGTCTGTTGGTGCTTTAGAAAACTTTTTAAATAATAATTTTGATACTGTAAAAAATAAAGGAGGTGAACAAATTATGAGTATTACTTATGAGGAACTGGAAGCCAAAGTAAAAGACATGGAGCTTTCATTATCTGCGAAAGAAGCTGCGATAGTTGCAATGGAATCTGAGGCTGGGATTATGCAGGCTAATATTAAATCTCTGGAAGATAAGATTGTTGAATATGAAAACACTGAAGCTGCCTTAAAAAGCGAACTTAATGATTTAAAAAAGGAGGCTAATGGCAATACTGTTTATGTTGAGGCTGGTAAAACCTTTATTGAGAATATGCGGTCTGAAATTCACAAAATAAGTGTTCAGGTTGATGGTAAAGACTACAATAAAGAGTTAGTTGACAAACAGCTTTTAGCTTTTGATACAGATGTAACGGCATTGACTCAGTTTCAGGCAAGTTTGGAATCACGACGAGCTAAACTTTTTAAAACAGGTGAAATTAAAGCTGATGAAGTTAAGACCGAACAAACCAAAGCACAGGAAGAATATGCTCTCGGCCAAGCAATTGGCAGGGGTAACGTAATCCCTATAAAATAAAAGCAATTAGGAGGTGAATGAATTATGATGACTTCAAGAGGAGCTTCCCAATTGGGGGGCGACAAAGCAGTAATAAATCCGTTTATGGATAATGGCAATGTAAAACGCATTTCTATTTCCATCGACAATTCTTATAACAGGGGTAAAATACCGGCATTTAGTTTGTGGGCACCGAGTGATAAAACCTCGAACCCTTGGAAATATATGCCGTATATTCCGGCTATTACAATTAGAACTGCTACCAGCACAACCAGTTTGGATATTGATAACAGATGGGTTGATTATTTCAGGGCTGGCGATGAGATAATTGTTTATGACACAAGCACTGCGGCCAGCAACAATCTTGCATTTAATGGTCAGAGCGGAACTGATTTAAGTACGGTTACCCTTGGTACTGACACTTGTACTATTTCGGCTGTTGGAGCTAAAGACAGTGGTGCTGGTGGGACTGGTTATGTATTAATTACATTAGCAGACGCATTAAGCACTGGTGCTACTGGTGGGGCTGAAGGAACTGGCGATATAATTGTTTTGGCTGCGCCTTCAACAACTTCTGGTGCTGATATTGAAGCATATCAGGAAGCTGACACTGTTGTTATTATGGAACAGGAATTTGATTTCCAAGATTCTATTACAGGTGTTATTGGCGAAGGTGGTTATCTTACTGAATCGGCTGTCTATTCTTATGATGGACGTATTGATACAAGATATATTCAGTATTATTCGGCATTAAATACGTTTGACGCTACCCCTGGTCTTACATTGTGTGGTAAATTCACAAACTATACTCGATTTAATTTTGAGAGTATTTATAGAGGTTAATTAAAGGAGGTGAAGCAAAATGGAAGGAAGTTCTCACTATATTGCAAATGATATTTTTAAACCAAATGTAATCAAGGGTATTTATGACGTTATTGCGCCTCAATACCCTGATGCGGCAAAGATACAACAGTCGTTTTTCCCAGATGAAAGTTATACTACGGATGAAGCGATTGCATATTTTCAGCATAATTTCTGGGGTATGACACCTCCGACTACTCTTGGGGCAGACCCTATGCCAGTTGGTATTCCTGGTGGATTTTATAAGAGTTATGCCGCAGGATATTTTGGAGAATACTCTCGTTTTGAGAGCAAAGACCTGTTGCAAGTTAAAAACCCAATGCAACCGTATAAATCAGATGGTGTAACCCCGAATCTTTGGGGTGAAGATATGATGCGAAATGCGATGGCTCACCAAAAACATCGGTTCCAGACATTTAAGGAGGCGTTCTGCGGAGCTTTAATAGGTGCTGGTAATTTCCATATAGTTGGTGATGGGATTGACTATTATTATCCTGGCCCTGGGGCAACCAATTATATTCTTGAACCGCATTATCGGTTGTCTTGTGTATCTGCTGGTACAGTTTCTTACGGCGGATGGACAACTGGTGGAACGTGGGCAACGGCAGCATCGGCAACACCAATAAAAGACATTAATCAAATGGTACTATATTTAGCTCAAATATTGGGCTTACAGGTATCTGAAATCTGGATGTCAACACTGGCAGCACAGAGATTAATTGATGCCGATGAAACAACTTCATGGATTGAGAAAAATCCTGAACTGTCAAGAACAATGCTTGCAACTGAAGCGGCTGCAACAACTTTAAATAAGGTTGTTGGTGGTAACATTAAGTTTGTTGTAGATGACAGGACTTATGCAGAGCGCATGGTTATTAAAACTCCAACTATTAAAAACAGTTCTACTACTGTTGTTGTTGATAACGATGCTCCACTGCCTGGGGCTGATGGTACTGTTAGCCTGAAAACAATGTTTCATACGGCTGGCGGAATTCAAAGGCTTGTTACTATTACCGACAAGACTGCGAATACGCTTACTTTTGCTGCGTCTGACCTTTCAGATGTGTCAATGCAACCAGGTGATTTCATCGTCTATAACAAAAGATTCGCAGACGATGATAAGTTAGTTTTTAAAACAACCAGAACTGATATGCAAAGGTTTGCTTCGTTGCCATGTCAGACAAGCCCAGAAGATTCGTATACTCCTGGTGTACATGTTTATGCTCAGGAATATGTAAAGAAACCTAATTGGGGTATTACCGCCGGAACGTTTGCGAGGACTGGCCCGATGGTTTGGGGGCCTGGTGGATGGGCAACTCTTGAGGTATTCTAATATTTGCTTGCTTGTTAATATTCTTTTGTTGGCAGGCAAGCAAATTAAATCTTACTATCCTAAACCACGGGGGTAAATATGACAAGAAAATTTATAAAAATGAATGTAGCTCTGGCTGGCTTTGCGCAAGGGCAACAATGGTCTTACGATAAGGCACCAGAAGTTGTTAAGATGTGGCTTGAAAAAGAATGTATCTTATTTGAAACTAAGATTTGTTCTCTTTCAAAAGAGATTGTTGATATTGAGATAGAAGATACAAAACAGCCCGAAGAAGAAAAAGTTGATGAAATTATTTTGCCAAAACCAGAGCCAGAGCCAGAACAAAAAAGAATAAACCCAAGACGTGGTCGACCTAAAGGTTCTAAGGGGTCTGGCAGGGTTAAAATGAAGAAACAAATTAATCAAGAGGGGAACGACAATAACGATATAAATACATAAAAAAATCCGAGAGAAATCTGTTTTTAGACAGAGAAATGCCCCTCTCAACAAAAGTAGTAAGTAATAATCTATAAGGAGGGAGATTATCATGGCCGGAAAACCAGAATTTAAAAGATCAAAAAGAACTATACATTATCACACTTCCCACAAAAGCATCTATGAAGGTGCTGAAACACAACATGTCAAAACCAATCTAACCGCCTCGATCGATGGCAATTATACAGTAGCAGCAGATAAAGTCAGTTTTACAGGCCCAGTTGCTTTTGGTAGCACCGCCAGTTTAGATGGCGACCTTAAAGTAGGTGGAAAAGGAATAGTAACCGGAATATTACACGCTAAGACTACCGCATCGTTAGATAGTAATCTTAATGCCGCAGGAAATGGAGTGATTACAGGTAGTCTATTAGTAGACAAGAATGCATCCATAGATGGGGATCTTGCCGTTGGTGGTAATACTACTATCACAGGTTCTTTGTTTGCCAATAGCAATGCTTCGATTGATGGCACGCTTGCCGTTGGTGGAATAACAACTCTTGTAGGTGCATTAAAAGCACAGTCAACAGCATCTTTGGACGGAACGCTTGATGTTGGCGGAGAAACCGATCTCCATTATAATAAACTTGTTAATGTTAAGAATGTTTTGCGTACTGAAAAAGTCACTATTACAACCGCAAATCTTTCTGTTGCATCCCGTAACAATTCAGTAACATTGTTCAGAGCAAGTCCTGGAGACACAATCTATGATATAGTCGGCAATTCGAGAATATCATGGAAACAAAATGCAACGATAGACCTTCTTCGTCTTGAAGTTGGTGATTTATATGACCCGAATGGATTTGCAGTATCTCATCTTGCAAGCCCTATTGGATGGATTTGGGAAGGCCCAACCAATACGGATAAGGGTGAATATTTAATGGCAACAGCAAGCTCTCTTGCACACAAGACATACACAGAAGCTACATTAATTATAGCAGCTTTCAATGCGTCTTATTGCTGGGCGGCATCACTTACTGCTGGTGAGATTGATATTTATGTAGATGTAATGTCAAGAGCATAGAAGAAAAACAATAATAATAAACCTAACCCAAAAATAATTATGGGGGGATAAAAAAACATGAAGAATAAACTTGAATCAAATAGCATTGTATTTGCGGGGCCATTTTTAGGTGAATTTGGATGGGAATTATCACACTGGGTTCCGCATATACGATGGCTTAGAAACCATTATAAGGGTCGTAAGCTTATTGTAGCAAGTTTTGCAGGCAGGCATCCATTATATTATGGAATTGCTAATGAGTTTTGGAGTTTGCCAGATTGGTTTACGGAAGAAAAATACGATTGTGATTGTTTTGAATCTTTATGTGATTCAACTGTATATGCAAAATTAACCAAGTACTTTAAAGATATGCTTGAAAGTAAGTGCGGTAAAGAAAATGTTATTTGGACTAAAACGCCAAGAGGATTTAATAAAACCTTACGGCAAAACAAGTATGTGCTCTTTGACAAATTAAAGGCAAGCGAAAGCGCTGTTAAGGCTAAAGACGAATTGCTTAAAGGACGTGGCGATAAACCTGTTGTTATCTTATTTGCTCGTGAAGTATACCGAAAAACATTTTTGGACGTTGTAAATAATCAGGTAAGACATTGCGAAGATTTAAGAAATCCATTGCCATCTAATAATTGGCCTCGTTCTAATTGGGAATCATTGTTTGATATGCTTTATAAAAAGTTCAACGATAGGGTAACTTTTGTAATCGGTGGGACTAAAAACGGAAGTTGTCTTTTAAATATGGCTGATAAATATCCAGATATAATTGATTTGACCACTGTTAATATAACACAAAGCCTTGACACCACAATTGCCATGTTAAATTCAGCTTTGTGTTCAATTTCAAGCCAGTCGGGGACAACACATTTAAGCTTGCAATGTGGTTGTCCAAGTTTTATTTATGGGCATGAACAGAAAAGACATAGCGTTGATGATAATCCGCTTGGAACAGATGTGGTTTTTTTATCAACTCAACTTGGGATGTATAATGACCAACCTGAAGTTCTTTATAAAGATGCGGCGATATATATTAATTATTTATTAACCGAGAAAAAAGGTATAGCTTTTGATGGTGGCGGGGTTGTCGGTGATGGGAATATAAAAATCTTAAAGAAAAATGAAACAATACTTAAACAAAAAGATATAGTTGGAGAATGTAAATATTTTGACGATAAGTGTGCGGTAGCAAGAGACAGAAGGTTTGCCACATTACCAAGCGGAGAAGTTATCCCTACAAATGCATCCCCAACTAATGCAGAACTTAAAAGATTTGGAGGATTTGAAAGTTTGCCTAAGATTAATACAAAAACAGCATCAGGAGTTAAAAAAGTAGGTATTATAGGTGTTTTTGATGTCGAAGGGAGTACAAACATTCCATTTGGGAAGGCTTTTGCAAATGCTGGTTATCAGGTTGATGTATTTAATTATCGCACAGTTGCATCCAAAATTGGCTGGGAGAAAACCAATGAAGAGATAATAAAGTTTTCAGCAGCATACGATTTGATAATTTTTTGCAAAGCAAATGGTGTTACAGCCGATACAATAAGATTATGTAGCCGGAATGCTTTAACTTGTTGGTATTTTATGGACAGTATAGACCATATAAAGGCAGATTCAAATTATTATAAAATGGCTGGTGCGGCAAGTTTCAGTGTAGTTACTACAAAAGCTGTATACGATGCTTTGGCTAATGGTAAATATCGTATGCAAGATATATACCATATTTTACAAGGTGTTGACCCAAAAGAATTTTATCCGATTGAAGGGATTGAAAAAAAATATGATGTTGTTTTTATAGGGCAGAAATCACCTAAAAGAGATAAGTATTTAGATGCAATAATAGCCGCGGGTTTTTCAGTTAAACTTTATGGCCAAGGGTATAATTATTCAGTTTATGGTAAAGATTTTAACAAGGCATGCACTGAAGGCAGGATTTTACTGGCAATAAATAATAGCGATCCAACTGAAGACAGTTTTTCAGACCGTATTATGAGATACATGGCTACAAAAGGGTGTGTGCTTACCGAATATACCAAAGGACTTGAAAATTATTTTACGAGGAATGAATCACTTTGTTGGTTTGAAACAGAAAAACAAATGATAGATGAAATTGAATTGCTTGCAAAAAGTCTTTTTAGAGATGAGGTTGCCTTAAATGGTTATAACAAAGTTTTAGCCAAACACACTTGGGATAAAGTTGCCAGACAAATTATTAAAATTGCAATGGGGGAAAATCGTGATGAGTAAAAAAAAGAAAACGATAGAAGCTGAAGAAGAATTTGACGAAGATGTCGAATTTGAAACCTATATGAAACCTGAAGTTGGGATTATAGAAGAAGAAGCACAACCAAAATGGGTTGTCGATGCCGATTTAACTCAAACTCAACTTAAAGAAGCATATAAAATGCTTGAAAAAGGAATAAAAATAAGAAAAGTAGCTCTTTATCTTGGTATTCACAGAAGCAAAATTAAACCAGTGAAATAGTTAAACTTTTATCCAACCCAAGAAAATTGGGGGAAAGGGAAAATATTATTATGACTGATATTAAAGAAAATAAAAAGATAAAAATTTGTTATGTAAGTTGGCACTGCTGCATAAGAGTGATCAAACTATCGAAAGCACTTATGAAAACTGGCAAATACGAAATACATTGTGTTGCTAATCAAGTAAGTTATGGGACTGATATGTTTGATAAATTCTCATTTTATCACAACAAAACTCAACTTGCTAATGTTATTCGTGATTCCAATGCGGATATTTTTATTTTTGCGAATGAACCCAACTGGCCCTTAAATTTGATACGTGAAATCAAACCAGATGCTAAAATTATTTTAGATGCCCACGACCTTGACAGTATCAGGCAGGGGATAATTCCGCTTGATGAATTTAAAGCTATTACAAATTGCAATGGTATACTGTTCGTAAGCAAAGAAGTGCAGGAATATATATTAGACCTTCACAAAGACCAGTTAAAAGATAAACCAACTGCTGTATTAGAACATTATTGCAACGAAGAATGGCACAAGATGCCAATGCCTTCAGCAGAACAAAGGAGTGGCTTGGTTTATGAAGGTGGTGCTGAAAGCCCACCTTATAAAAACAAACAATTTCAATATAGGCATTTATATCCAGTCTTACAACAACTGGTTAATCAAGGAAATGAGGTACATGTAATCCCTGGAAATGCTGATGCCCATACCACGTACTCCAATATTGCTTGCTTTGTATATATGCCAAAAGTCTATCCAAAACTTATGGAGGCATTAAGAACAAAAAAGTATGGACTTTGCGTTTTTAATAATCCTAAGTTAGATCAAATGCAAGTCAACCTAACAAGAACAAACAAAGAGCAAGAATATCTTTCATGCGGATTGCCGGTTATTGTGTGCGGCGCACCGGCAACGGCAAAATATATTAAAGAGAATGAATTAGGGTTAGCCTTTGATAGACTCGAAGATATAACCCCAGAAGTTTTAGAGGCTGAATATCCAAGATTAAAAGCAAACGTAGATAGAATAATGCCTTCGCTTATTATGGAGAAGCATATTCATATTCTTGAAAAGTTAATACAAGATGTTTTAGAGGGTTAAGATGACTTTTAATGAGGCTACAAAAAAAGGTATTATTAAAACAAAACATGGGAATTATCATTTTCCTAATAATACTAAACATTATTATAAAGAAACTATATGCTATCAATGCAATGAAAAGCATTTGCAACGGTCTGATAATGTAAAAGAAATAAATTTTTGTTCAATTAATTGTAGAAGTAAATATTTTTCTGGTGATAAATCACAGAATTGGAAAGGTGGAAAAGTAAAGCACGAATGCCCGATGTGCAAGAAGATATTCTACACATGCAAAGCACAGGCCGATAAAGTTTGTTGTTCGTGGGAATGTGCTGGAACATTACAACAATTAAAAAAAATAAATGGCAATAGAAAATATTGTTCTAAGTGTGAAGCATGGAAAGATTTTTCTTGTTTTGGGTTTTCAAAGTCTAATTTATTTAATCTTTCTACACGTTGTAGAGAATGTGAAAATAAACGAGGTATTATTTACAATAAAACAGAAGGGGCAAAGAAATCTAAAATAAGATATGCTCAATCTGATAATGGCAAATATAAACTGGTAGAATATATTAATTCAGAAAGGCATACTAAGAGATTAAAAAAATATAGAGCAACAGATAAATACAAAGAAATTAGAAGGAAGTCTTCCGTTAAAGCTCGAAGCAATATTACAGAAAAATTAAATGATAGTTTAAGAAGAGCTATAAATCATTGTTTACATGGCAAAAAAGGCATTAATGGATGCGAGAATATTTTAGGATATACGATAAACGACCTAATGGTTCATCTTGAAAAACAATTTGTTGATGGTATGAGTTGGGATAACTATGGTAAAAAAGGATGGGTGATTGATCATTCCGTTCCACTGAGCTGGTTTAATTTTGTTACCATTAAAGACCAAGGGTTTAAAGACGCATGGACATTATCAAATTTGCAACCAATGTGGGATATTGAAAATATCTCAAAAAGAAATCGTTATAGCGGTCAATTTAGAGGTTTTAAATATGAGAAAGGGATTAATTAAAAATGGCTAAACAAACCAAAATAGCAGGGCATGTTCGCGGATATGACAGCAGTGTGCAAACTCGATTCCAAAGATTTTCAATTGATAAAACTATTACCGAAAACTCACAGGGCAATATTAAAATAGCTTATGGTAGCCATGACGTAAATATCAAGCCAGCAGGGTTAGCATTTGCACAGGCGGTGATGATAATGCCTGACAATGATATAAATGTTAAAATTGGTGGCAGTACGGCCAATGCATCTTTCGATGTTAAGGGTAGCGGAATATTCATCTTGACTGGTAGCCTGACAACAATAACATTGTCCAATCGTGGTAGTATGGATGCGTCAGCGACACCAGTAGTAAGCGTAGTTTATGATATTAGTGGATAATATTATATATTAAATGGAAAGGATATTATTATTATGGGCTTAACAGAAAAAATAACTATATTTTCAAGCAGAGCGATTGCTAAAAATGCCAGCATTGTGCTGGCGACACCATTGAACATGGGAAGATATGGCCCGAATGACAAGTTTAAGGCGGATATAAATGCTTCTGGTGGCGGCAAGGTATCTTTATATTATCGGGGTTCTGATGTTTCTGATGGAACTTTTTTCATGCCTGGCACTGCTTCAAACATTGGCATTCAGAAAAGTTCTTTGGGGGTTGCAAGCAGAGACCTTTATGCTTTTACACCATTGCTTATGCCGTGGATGGATTTTAAGGCAAAAGAAAATAATGCCAGCCCAGTTGTTTTGAACGTAAACCTGGTTGTAACAAAGGAATAAAGGACTCTGAAAAATGGGAAGCGCACTTGGATATTTAATTACGTTTTTATGTACCATAATAATTCTTTTGCTTGGTCTTATGTTTAAGAGAATGGACGAGATAGGGAAGAAAGTCGCGAAACAAGATGTTTTTATTACAAAGGAGTTTACACAACGTCCCACTTGGCCTGACTGTAATATTAGAATGGATTTACTTGAAAAAGACCTTAAAGGACATCTACACGAAGGCAATTCGGCAAGGGCGATAATATAATGTTAATCTCCGGCAAATCTATAAAAGTACCGGTTAAGTTTTTTAATAGATTTAAGGATTTAACTGCGGAGGCACAATCACTGGAAACTAATTATGTTTTAGGTAGAGTGTCTATAAAAGATAGCCTCACAGGATTATCCAAGTTAGCTATATCTTGTGCCGACCTTTATAAGGATTTGGAAAAACAGACATGAAAATACTTAAACCAGATAGATTTGAATTATATGAAGTATTAGATAAAAAAACCTATGAGTCTACTATGAGTTATGGTGAGTCTCGTTGGCAATGGTTCGACGATAGGGCTATAATATCCCTTAACGCTCTTAGTGAATGGGGTGGCAAGGCTTATATAAACAATTGGTATTGGGGTGGTGATAATCAATGGGGTGGATTAAGAACTTTAGATTGTCCTATCGGTGCATTGTATGGACAGCACAAGTTTGGTAGAGCTTTTGATGTTAAATTTGTAGATAAGACGGCTGAAGAAGCAAGACATTTTATTATGTCTAATAAGAAAAGGTTCCCTTTTATAACTTGTTTAGAGAAGGACGTTCCTTGGTTACATTTTGATACTCGCAACTATGATGGTTTGCTAATAGTATAAAAAAAGGAGTAATATTATGGAATTAGGCAAAATATTAAACACAGTTGGCGGGACTCTATTGAAAAACATAGTACCTGGTGCCGGAATAATTATCGACCTTGTTAATGGATTTTTACCTGCTGATAAAAAACTTGATGTAACTACTGCAACCGGAACAGACGTAACATCTGCTGTAAACACATTACCACCTGAACAAAAAGCGCAAGTATTATCTAAAGAGTTTGATGTTGAGATAGAAGAGATAAAAGGATTTACCACACGTTTTCAATCTGCAATGGAAGCTGATAAAACAGGAAATACGACACGACCACAGATTGCATTGATGATGGGCTGGATAGTATCTTTTTCAGTCGTTGTATCTATAACAGCTCTTTTTATTGCTATATTTACAAAAGATGCTGCTACTATTAAAGAAATGGCAGAATTGTGGCCACTCATGTTGGCAATTTTAGCAACACCGACAGCATTATTAAGAGCATATTTTGCGATGAGAACCCAAGAAAAGGAAGCTCGCTATCAGGCTGCTATAGACCAGCCTATTGCAACAGGTGGGATGGTTGGGCAGATAGCCTCAATGTTTAAAAAATAACTATAAGGATAATCTCTTATGAGCGATACAATATACATTATCGACCCTGTAAACGACACAAGTTATTACACCGATGTAAGGACTTTGCTTGGCATAACTTCACATGATTTAACAGACACCGAGCTTAAATCAGATGTTATTTTAGGTATTGCAGAGAGAATCATTTGTGGAACTATTGTGCCTAACTGGACTGATATTTTAAATGGTAATAACCAGTTAAAAACAGATGCCTTACGTTCTTGTGTGGTTATACAAGTTGGAATTAATATTCTTGATATGCCTGCAAAGCAGAATTTGATTGTAGACCAAGCAAGGCTTATAGATATTATTCTTACTGCTAAAAAACAGGATTATAGAGAGTTCAAGGAATGGCTTGTTAGCCTTATGAACAAGCAACTTTCAATGTTGGGGATAGTACATTCCGGTGGATGGCCTGTGCGAACATTGGTAGGTAAAACAACTTCTGCCAACGTATATGATTATTATGTTGATACTAACGGAGATATTCAGGAGAGTTAATGCTATTATCTAAAGCAAAATATATTGTTGCCAGCCAGCTTGAAAAGGTTGGGACTGAATATACGTCTGGTACTGATACTTTTAAAGGTGTTATTTCAAAGGCAAATGTGTCTTATGATAAACCATCACACGAATATACTATTCTTGCGGCTTATAATGCCAGCATTAATGATGGCACGATTATATCTGGTGAAGGCAATTATTTTGTGCCGACAAAACTTGATAAACCAAACACATCTGGTGGCACAGAGCAATATATTAGAGGTTATTTACAACAGGCGAATGCGTCTGGTGATATAAAGTCTTTTATAGACCCTGCCAATGCTTCTAAAGACGTATGGGGTGTGCCAACTGGAACCGAAGGAACTGATTGGGGTTGGGTAAAGCAAAAAACAGGTGTGTACGTTTGTTTTGAACGCAAGGAAATGAGACCAGAAAGCAAGCCTGATAGTGTTGGACAAATTGAATCAGCAGAATATCTTATGACTATTCCGTGGAATGTTAATGCAAGCTTTACTCCAATAGCTGAATGCAGGTTTACAGATAGAAATAGTGATAATTGGAAAATATTGGATGTTGATAATAAAACCTATATTAATCAGTCTTATGTAGTGCGTGTTGTAACAGATGACAGGTAAAAAGATATGAGAGTAACAGTCAATAAAAAAGATACTTTAAAAGCCTTTTCACATTTAGATAAGTTGTTGATGGCTGTATCTCAAAATGCGTTTATGGCAACCAAGGAATCTGCTGTTGATTATAAAAACTTAGTTAAGTCTGGAATAGCAGTTACAACACCACCAGCATTTGCACCAGCGTGGAAGCCTTTGTCCGAACAATGGAAGGCAATGAAAACAGCCAATAAAGATGAATTCTGGGTAGAAACATTTGGAATATATAAGGCTATTCAAACCGATATTATTCAAAAAACATTATTGTTTATAAATGTATTCGCTGGAATAAGACGCAATACAGATTCAGAAGCATTTAGCCGCGCAATGAAAAACGAATATGGATTTGGGCTTGGGCCAGCAAGACCACTTTTTGAACCGGCAAAAGATTATTTAGCCCCAGTAACAGCCGCCGGAAGAAGATTAAACCCAAAACAACGTCAATATTTTATACTGGCGTTAAGGCAAGCGGTTAGGAAAGCTTATAAAACATGATGCGTAAATGCACAAAATGTGGTTTTAAATCAACAAGTTTATTTATGAAAAAAAACCGTTGTTGGATGTGTGGAAGTTCAACAATCGTATATAGATGCCAAAAGTTAAAGGATATGGCCAAGCCAAACAAAATAGAAAGAATAGATAATAAAATATGAAAGCATCAACAAGATCAATATCAAATTATTATTGGAGCTGGCGGCGATACTTAATGGCGCAACTAAGTGCTTATACCCAATATTATAATCCAGTTGGAGTGCCAAAACCAACCGATGTTAATAGTTGGATAATATTTTTAACAGGAGAATATAATCCTAAGTTATTTACACGACCAAAATCACAGATACATTGTGTATCAAGAGTTGATGAAGATAGTGAAAGCCTGATTAACATTGTTACTGCTGTTGTAAATGTAGTTGACAATAAAGATACTGGATTAAGGTCGATTGATTTTTACGATAAAGCGACAGCAACTATTATAGGTGATATTCGGATTGAAGAGTTGGCAGTAAGGCAACAACAACCGTATGATACAGGCATATCAAGTGTGTTAATCGACATTTATGCAAGAATTAAAACAGGACGGATATAATATTATGGCTGAACCCTATAAGATAAAATGCAAATATTGTAATAACGTTTATATGGCTAATAAAAAAAATAGGTCACATTGCAAGCGATCTGTTTGCAGAGACAAAGAAATTCGATACCAATTGGTACAATTACAGTCATTGCTTGAAATGTTATGCAGTAACAATATAGTATCTAAGGTAGAAATTAGATTAGCTGGCAATGATAAAATAAGCCATGAAGCTAAAATAGATAGTATAAGTGACTTGTCTTTTAATGGAGAAGAAAATAATTCTATTGAGAAAATAAAAAAAGATGGAGCAGCACCATTAAAATTAATACCATATTTCAGAGTATTATTATGGAAGGGGGTGAAGGGTAATTTTATAATCGAAACTTATGATAATGGCACAATAAATCCAAGGATATTAAATCAAACGTTTACACCATTGTCTGTGCCAATGATTATAGGTAACAATTTATTAATCTGGGGGCAAGGTGAACGGCAAATAATATAATAATTGTAAAATTAGAAGGAGGTATTAAGAAATGGCAACAACTAAAGATGCACCAAATTTACAACTCGATTTTGTAGAAATAGTATCACCAAGATTATGGATGTCCACTACTTATAAAAACACTTATATTGGGAACACAGCACCAGCATTGGCATTAAACGTAACGTCACCACTTACAGGCTGGTATGATTGTGGTAGCATTACTGCTGCCAGAGTTCCGGTTGCAAAAGAAATGAGGGAACTCAAAAGGGGTATTCCAAAAACATCCAGAAAATTCTGGGAGATAGATAGAACAGCACAAATCACATTCAGTACAAGTGATTTAAGCCCTTATGTTGAAGCATTGGTTATGGGGCAGACGATTCACAATACCGTTCTTGCTACTCCGTTTGTAGTTGGTTCTCTTATCGGTAGTGCAGCACGATATAAAGTCGGATTAGATGGGGCTCCAAGTTTCAGCCAGTATGATGTTGTTGTATGCGGCTCTCAGACAGCAGCAAGTCTGGAAAGCTCTTTTAATCTGGCTGTTGTAGAAAGTCTGACAGCAAGTCAACTTACACTTGAAGGAGCTGGCTTTCCTGTAGCTCCTGCACTTGAAGATGATATTGTAAAAGTCAAAAGAACAGCTTTTATTGACAGAATGGGAACTGATACTGTTCGTTCAGCCATGCTGTTCTGGGATACAAAACTTAGCTCAACTGGTGCTGTTAAAATTCAACATGTACTATATTTTCCAAAAGTCAGAAATTTTACTGGTGGAGACATGGATTTTAAAGATGCCGCAGAGGAATATGAAACCTCAATAACATTGGCAGCTCAAGCAGTTGAAATGACTTTTGACGATGGTACTACCGGATATGATTTCTACAAGAAATGGATGTTAAGTTATTAAGCTATATTAACTTTTAATTTCCCAACTTATTATAAAGGGGGACGATAATATTATGAGTAAGAAAAACGTAGCCGAAGAAGGTTTACCGGCAGAAGATATATTTAAGAAAAAATCTGATTCTACTATTGGTGGTGGGGATAAAAAACCTGTCCCCACCATGCCAACCACTAAAGAGTTTGCCGAAGCTCACACACCAGAACTGTCTCAAGACACCTTTGTTATAGCTGATAAGACATTCCAGCTTCGCATGTCCAGCATTAAAACCCAAAAGATAATGGCATGTGCATTAGACGCTATTACAGAAATGATTAAAAAGATTGATTTATTGCCTATATTTAAAACCATCCAAGATAAATTAAATCGAACTGTAACATCAGATAACGATTCTAATGAATATCTTGATATGGTTGAGCTTATTAAAGATGTTATCAGTCATGGTGGGCTTAGCAATATTATGAATACAGTTCTTGATATATATGTTGGAGTTGTGTTCGCTATATGCAACTCACAGGACAGAACAGTATCGCGGGATTGGATTGAAGAAAATATATCTTTTTATGATGCACAAAAAATATTCTTTATTCAAATGGAAAAAGACCGTATTGGAGGGCGTGTCATTGGTTTTTTGCACATGCTCACCCGTCAAATCGTAAGCGAGGAGGGAAAAACGATTTAATTTTGCCAGACTATTTACAGGAGTTTGCTATTGTAGATAGTGCTGCGGAAGCGTTAAAAATGAGTACGGGTGAGGTTGAAGATAAATTTACATTATCACAACTTATTATAATGAGTACGATTCAAAACATACAGTTTGAGCATGAGAAAAGTCAAATGAAGAATGGTGGTAGAATAAAAAATAAGGCGGCGACACCTGAAGAACAGAATAAAAGGGCTTGGAAATATTTGTAAGGGAGATGTAATAGATAATGGCTGATACAGCAACAGCAACAGACAGCATCGGTCTTGATTATAGAATAAACTTAGCACAACTTGCAGACTCTATTAAAGGGGCTAAAAGCCAACTTGATAAGTTTCACAAGGAATTAGCATCTTTATCTAAAAGTGCATCGGTAACAATTACAATCCATGATAAGGCTGCTAAAGCTCAGGTTGCACAGTTTAAGAACGCAATTCAAGCAACTCTTAACAAAGCCGGAGAGTTGGAAATAAAAGAAGTTACACAGCCTTTTGGTAAAACAAGTGGTGCTGTTCCACGCATGACCAAAGACTTCAATAATCTTTTTACAGCGATGGGCAGAGATGAAAAACGACTTGGAGAACTTAATAAGGCATTCAATACTGTAAACAGATCTATAGAAAAACAATCCCTTGCTATGACTGCTCGTGGCCAAAAAGGCGGAGGAGAGTTTTACAGGACTGCAAACAGAGAAGTAATGACATTGAACCACCTAAAGGGAACGTTGGTCGCTACTTCTACTGGTTTCAGAAATGTTGCTGCTGAAACACAAAGAGCTGAAGCCGCCAAAGCAAAAGCTGTTGCCAACAGAGCCTATGAAAGCAAATTAAAAGCAGAAACAATAGCTGCGAAACAACTTGCAGCGGCTCAAGCAAAAACGGCAAAAGCCGCTACCGTTGTTTCGCCAATATCCGAGCTTAAAAAAATGGGTATTACAAGCGCAACCACAACAGAACAATTCCACAAAATGAATTTTGCAGTTGCAGACCATGCTAAGATAGCACAATTAACTCGTGTTCAAATTAAAGAGTTGCAATCTTCGATGGCAAGCACAGGGAAAGCTACCGAAGAGCAAGCCCACCAGTTTAACAGACTTGGTAAGCGACTTGAGCATTCAGAATATCAGGTTAGAAAACAGTCTTCTGCGATGGGTGATGCAAGACGTGCCCAAGAAAGATGGGGTGCTGGTTTTAAATATATGATGTTATCGCAAATGGCGTGGATTGCATCTGGTGCAATAATATTCGGTGCAATACAAGGGATAGCCCAAGCCCTTAGAGACTTTTTGGATTTTAACCAAGGCTTAGTTGATGCGGCTGCAATAACACAAGCAACCGCTTCCGGTTATGAAAAGATGGAAGCTGCCGCCATGAGTGCCTTTAAAAACTCTACAATGGGCGCAAAAGAAGCTACTGATGCATTAAAAATACTTGGTCAGTCTGGTATGGATGCGGCTGATGCCGCAGTTGCGTTGGAAACTGTTTATAAAATTACAACTGCTACTGGTGGTGATGTTACTACTGTGGTTAAATTTTTAACAACTGCTTTGAATGTCTGGAAGTTATCTGCCGAAGATGCCGCCAAGGTTGGTAATGTTCTTGGTGCCGCATTGAATTATTCTAAATTAGAGGTCGAAGACCTTGGTGTAAGTTTTAATTATGTTGCAAGTATGGCCAAGACAATCGGAATGTCTATAGAGGAATTAGCGGCCACAATGGCTGTAATGTCCAATGCTGGTATCAAGGCATCAACAATCGGAACTGGGCTTAGAGGAGTGTTTTCTAAACTTATTTCAAGTTCCCCAAAATTAGAAAAAGAATTAGATAAGGTTGAACTTAAATTTAGCGATGTAAGCCTAACATCACATACTCTGTTTGAATCTTTAGAAACTTTATCTAAAGCTGGATATGATTTAAGAAATGTTTTTACTGGTATGACACGTCGAGAAGCAGCATCGTTAAACGTAATGTTAGAGCAAGGTGTTGAACGATTTAATTTGATGGCACAGGCTTTAAAAGATACTACTGCTGTTGAGGTAATGTTTGAACGTTCAATGATGGGCATGAAAAATCAATTGACTTTAACAGGGCATCAAATACAAGCTGTTTTTCTTGAAGGGTTAAAAGGCTCACAGACAATTATTATTGGTGTTGCAAAGGCCATTCAAGCATTAGTTGCGGCCATTCGTGATTTAGCCCCAGTATTAATTGGGGTTGAAGTGTCTTTTGCTGCGATAAAAATAGGTATGATGCTTACAGCCGCAGCATCAATAAAACTTGCAGCAGGATTTACAGCGGCAACTGTAGCAACGGGTTTTCTTGATAAGGCTTTATTGATGTTGGACAAACATCCAATTATATTAGGATTAACGCTTTTGATTGGAGCTTTTACTGCTGGAAAACTAATTATTGATAAATTTACTAAATCCGCAGAAGAATCAACAAGTGAACTTAATAGAGAGATTGATGCTTTAAGAAAACTACAAATTATATTAATGGATTCAAATAGAACTGATAAAGAAAAACTTGAGATAATGGCTGATTATGCAAAAACATTTAAATTTTTACAACCATTGCTTATTAATCAGAAAATATCTTTAGAAGATACTGTAAAATTAATATCTACTGAAAATAAAGCTCGTGAAAATTCAAAGATAGCCATTGAAGAGCAAACTTTAGCAATCAAAGAACAACAATTAGCAAGAGCTGAAGCATTAAAAACCCAAGACCATTGGTTAATGAATTTTGCATTAGTTACTGGCCCAAGTGAACCATACTTAAAAAACCTTAAAGAAGAAATAGCATTATTAAAAGATAGAATTGCTATTATGAAGGGCGAGAAAAAAGAAAAAACCATTGATAGAGACATGTCCTATGAACTTACAGCCGATATGAAAGAGGCTCTTGATAAATTAGAATACGAAGCTAAAGATGCAAGAGGTAAAGCAAAGGCCGATCTTGACAAAGGATTAAATGAATTTGGTATAACTGAAAAAACAAAAACTGAATTGCTTACAGAACAAGCAAAAAAAAGAATAGAAATAGATAAAAAAGCTCGTGCTGAAATGATTGAAGACCCTTCTTCGTCAGCGTTGATCTTAGCAGAACGTGATGAAAAGATAGCAGCACTTGATGCTCAATTAAGAGCACAAGAATTATTGTTTGCAGCATACAATAAAGAAATAACAAAGATTGATGAAGACGCTGAATCTGACAGGCAAAAGATAAAAGATAAGGCTTTAAAAGATATTGAAGACAGGGTTGGAAAAAGAGAAAAAGCTGAAAAAAATGCTATTAAAAAAGTATCTGGATATAATGAAGATTATTTAAAACTTCAATATGATTTAGAAAAAGATTTAATAGATGCGGAAGAAGAGGGCTATGATAAAAGAATAAAGTTATGGGATTTAGAGAGCAAAGCTCGCAAAAAAATATACGCTGATTTATTAAAAGAGGCCGAAGATTATTATACAAAACTAGCTACCACTGTAGATCGAAGCCCTATTATTGAAAAAGAAATGAAGCGACTTGCAGCGTTAATATTAACAATAAAGGAACTCCAACCGAAATTAGGAATAATCAAAGCCAAAGAAAAGCCAAAAGACCCAAAAGACATTGGTGCTGGAGCACTCGAAGGCTTAAGAAAATACAGAAAGCTAATCGAAGACGAATATAAAATATGGGAAGATATGGCTTATGAAGCTGCAATGGCTATGCAGAATTCATTTTCTGATTTGTTTTTCGATGCCATGATGGGCGATCTTAAATCTTTGGGTGATTACTGGAAATCTTTTACAACATCTATAAAACGTATGATAGCGAATATGGCTTCAATGTGGTTGATGCTTTCTGTGTTTAATCTGGGGGGTATAGCCGCAAGTCATTCAGGTGGTCTTATTAAAGCTCATTCTGGTGGATTAATTAAGAAGATGCATTCAGGTGGACAGAATTTAAAATCAGACGAAACGATAAGAGTTTTAAAAGACCAAGAATATGTTATTAAAGATAGTTCTACAAGAAGCATTGGGGTTGCGGCACTTAATTACGCCAATCAGACTGGTCGGTTGCCACAAACTCAACCGCAACAAGTAGTTAATAAAAACTATACCTATATTTATGCAATGGACTCTGAAAGTATTGATTTAGCACTTCGCAAACGTGGTGCTGGTGCTATAAGTGATATAAGCCTTAATGCTGGTGCTTATGCTCGTGGAAGACGCGACCCACGTGCTGGAAGGGGATAATAATAATAAATGCCAACTTTTTTTCCATTTATACAGCCTGATGTGTGTTCGAGAATACCAGTACGAACAACTGTTAGAAACGTATTGGGGCAACAAGTTATAGCAGCCCGAAAGAAATATGATGTGTACCATAGAATAACATACATATTTGATTCACTTTCAGCAAGACAATATCGTATTATTAATAACCATTTTAGAAGTGTGGATGGTGGTGTTACAAGTTTTTATGTGATTGACTGGAGTAATCCAAGACCAATTAGTGCTATATCAGGGTTGCATGTTACTATAAATAACACACAAGGATTTAGTGTAAATTCTGGTGATGGTGGTAATAACATTGTTTTATGGCAAAACAGTGGAGATTACGGGAATAACAACACGGTATCAAATCTTGTTATTACAGACAAAAGCAAAGCATGGACTGCAAATGAATGGCAAAAGCATAAAATAATGGATTCAGTTGGAACCGAATATAGTGCGAGTGTAAACACAGAGAATACACTTACAATAACATCTGGGACTCCTGTTGCTGGAGCTTATGACATTTATCAGTATGTGCATACCACAATAGCATCTATTAACACAAGCTTAAGGCGGCTTACTTTAGCTGCCAGCCCTGTATTATCGTATGAAAGAGCATGGGAAAAATTTGTATTGCCGGTATATAAATGTCATTATTCTGCTGATGAGCTTGGGATTGAGCCAACTGGTGAGTTTAATACTGAAAGTAGTGATAATTATGGGCCATATTATAGTGGTCAAATTGAATTTATTCAACGTGGAACTGGAACTTAATAACTTATGGCAAGAAATTACAACGCCTCTTTAAGATTTAGAGCCGTACAACTTGAAAACGCTGGTATGCGTAATTTGTTTGAAGTTCAGGTACAGGCAAGTCCAACATTGTATGAGTATTGGACTGATTTTAATGCTACTGTATCTTATTTTAAGCCAAATACTGATACTGCGCAGGATTATTTTCCAGCACCAATAGCAGTTGGAGAGCTTGAGTCGGATGATGGCACTAAAGTTCCGGCATTGCAAATAAATGTTGGGGCGGTTGACCAAACAATAGTATCTTACATTGAAAGTAACGATGCTTTAAGGCGCAATAGAGTAAGATATGTTATGACATCGGCAGACGAATTGGCGAATGCATCTGCTTGTATGGTTAATACATTTTATATTGATGGCGCGGCTATTGACCATAGTGAAGAAATTGCAACTTTTGAATTAACTTCTAAGGGAGCTATGGCCGATGTTACTGTTCCGTTAAGACGAATGCGAAGAGACCAGTGCCAGTATAAATATAAAAATGCAAGTACATGCCAATATGCTGGGGCCGAATCAACTTGTAGACATACAAAAGATGCGTGTGCTTCTAAAGATAATGTAATTAACTTTGGCGGATTTCCTGGAATTGGAACAAGGAAAGTGAGATTCTAAATATGAAAGAAACTATTGATATAAGCAAGTATCTTGGCATTCCATACAAACATAAAGGCGATGATAAATTGGGCGTGAATTGCTATGGACTTATAAGACTTTTTTATAAACAGGAATTTAATATCTATCTTTTTGATTACAGGTATGATGAAAACTGGGATAAAAAAGGATTTAATTATATTCAGGAAAAATACAGGTCGCAATGGCAAAAGATAGAAAAGCCAGAATCCTATTGTGTGGTTGGCTTTAGATTGCCAGGGCATAAAATCGAACACCATCTTGGAATTGTTTTGCCAGATTTTAATAATTTTTTGCATAGTCCGTTAAATCAAGAATCTCGTGTTGAGAGCTTGGCACATCCAACATGGGGAAAAGCCATAACAGGATATTACAGGCATTATGACCGCTAAACTAACAATATATAAATCGCTTTTAACAGATGAAGTTCTTTTAGAGAAATCGACATCTCAAGAGACTTTAAGTAAAGCATTATTTGCATGTAAAGAATTGCATGGTGAATGTGTAATTGTTTATGTGAACGATGTAATGATTTCTCCAGACGATTGGTATATTTATAAATTAGAGCATTTTGATGATATTCGTGTTGTGCCAGACCCAAATAAAGGCGCATTGCCTTGGATTGGTGCTGCCATTGCGATAGCTCTTGTTGTTTATTTTGCACCTGTATTTACTGTTTATGCTGCTGTTATAGCATTAGCCAAAGCCGCTGCAATCGGTTATGCCATTGGTTCTGTTGCCGATGGCTTGCTTTATCCGCCTGATATGCCACAACTTCCTGGCATGCCTGATGGTTCTGGAGCTGACCCAAATTACGGATGGGATGGTGCAAGATTAGTAACTCAACCTGATGGGCCAGTATCAGTATTATATGGACAGCATATTATATCAGGCACGTTGATAATGTCATACACCAGTTCAGACGGTGATAAAAACTACCTGAACCTGCTTATCAATCTTGGTGAAGGCGAGATATCCGGTATAATGAAGGCCGATGAATCAGGCGTATGTACGTCTACATCCGATACGCCTTATGTTGAGATCAATGGGCAGGCTTATACCAATTATACCAACTGTACATGGGATTATAGACTCGGCACATTCGACCAGACTGTAATAGACGGATTTCACAATACCAGCACCTATTATAATGATGGACGAAAGATCACAAAGGGAACTCCGGTTACGCACACTACAACCGGAACAGATATTGAAGAAGTTGAACTGCAATTAACATGTCCAACCTTATTTGCCCAAGACGACCAAGGTAATGTAAACGAAAATAGTGTTGTTTATAAAGTAGAATATCAGGTTGTTGGAGCTGGTTCTTGGACTGTTAATGGGACATACACTATAACAAATAAATCAAAGACAGTTGTATATGAATATAAAAAGATATCCAATTTAACCGCCGGACAATATAATATTCGTATAACTCGTGAAACACCGGAATATACCAGTTTTAAAAAGGGTGGAGATTTATATCTAAGTGGTGTTACTGAAACAGTTTACGAAAATATTGCTTATAGAAATAGTGCGTTATTGGCTCTTAAAATTCAGGCAACCGATCAGTTATCCGGTTCAATACCAAATGTAACGGTATTAGTTCGTGGTAAAAAGGTAATGGTTCCAGACCTTCAAATAGCTTCAGTAACACAAAATTATGACGATTGCTATTGGGATGATACTGCCAGTACATATAAATTAATCTCAGGTGACACTACTTGTACTGATACCGGAAACTATGTAAGGCAATGGAGTAGACACCCTATATGGTGTTCTCGTGATTTTATAACCAACAGACGTTATGGGCTTGGTGAATATATTGATAATAGCGATTTTGATAATGCGAACGCTGCTATTGAAGCACGATATTGCTGGGAGCTTGTAACAGATTTTGATGGTGGCACTGAGCATAGATTTGAAATGGATTTGCCAATATCTCGCTTTATGGCTGCGCCATCTGCAAAAAAGTTGTTATCTCGCTGCTTCAGGGGCGATATTATATGGAGCAATGGAACCTATAAGCCTGTAATTGATAGAGCAAAAACACCTATCCAATTATTTAACGAAAGCAATATTAAACCAGGAACCCTTAAAACAGTTTATTTAAAAGCAAGTGCAATCCCTAATTATGTGGATGTTCAATATGCAGACCCAGATCGAAGTTATAACTTAAACTCGATTCCTGTTGTTGATGAAACCGAATGGACATCTGTAAAACCATTAAGACAGGAAACTATAAACGCACAAGGGACTGTAAGGGCTTCTGAGGTTTTAAGAACTGGTAAATATTATTTAAATAGTGGTAAGAATGTTACCAAAACCCATACGTTTGATTGTGATTTAGATGCTATTCATTGTGAGCTTTGGGATACGGTTCAGGTTCAAAACGATCTGCTTGCATGGGGCGTTGGCGGAAGGGTTGTGTCAGCGACAAGCAGTTCTGTTACCACTAATATTGATATTACTTATACTGCTGGCTACACTATTAGAGTCCGTCTATCTGATGGAAGCCTTGAAGTTAAAACGGTTACATCAGTTACAAACAATAGCCGTACAATAAACATATCAGGAACATTTACATCTGTACCATTAACTGATTCTGTCTTTTCTTATGGTGCTACCGATGTTGATTCAAAGCCTTTTAAAGTCAAGAAAATGACATTAAAGGATAAAAATATATGTAGTATTGTTTTAGCAGAAGAAAGTGCAAATAAATATCTTGATACAACGGGTGTAAGTTTGCCCGACCCAAAATATACGACACTGCCTAATCCAACAGACCCACCGGATAATGTAACTGATTTAGACTTAACTGAAATGAGCAATAAACCTGGGTTTTATATTTCTTTTAATATCCCACAGGTAGACATTAATTTCAGTTATGCTGATGTGCATTTAAGCATGGATAGTTCAAACTGGTGGCCGTATCGAACCGGAATTACCACAAATAGTAATATCGAAGTGCTTGGAACAAAACCTGGGCAGACTTATTATGTAAAAGTTATTGCTTATAACCGGCTTGGGTTCGCGAATCTTTCTCCGGTTACAGATAATATTACTATTACTGATTTAAACTTTATACCACCTGATATTAATGGATTAAGATTAGACGGTGAAACCACCTTAAACACAACAATATTTACTAAAAAAGATGCCAAGTTTGTATGGCGTAAAGGCAGCTTAACTTCTGGGGCAGGGCATTTACCAGCAGGGCAGGAAACTCTTGGAGCCGGTGAATGGTATGACGATGTTTATTATAAATATTGGGTTGAGATACATGTTGATAGCATTCAAGTTCGCAAAGAGATTATTGCTGACAATGCTTATGTTTATACTTATGAAAAAAATGTGGCTGATAATACGACTGCTTCAAATTCGTTTACAATAAAAGTATGGGGGTTTAATGAGGCGGCAAATAAAAGGTCGGTCAATCCAAATACTTTGGCTGTTACAAATTCAGCTCCAGCAACTCCATCAGGATTGGTGGCAACTTCATGGTGGGAAGCGATAAAATTCACATGGGATATAAATTCTGAAATAGATTTTTCTTATTATTATTACCGTATAAAGGTTGAAGATGATAGCTGGTCAGATTGGGTTTCAACAACAGATAATAATATATTCAGAAGCCTGACAGCAGCCGAACAAACAGCACATGGGTCAAACGCCATTATTTATCTTGAGTTAATTGCTTATGACACTTTTGGCAATTATTCTTCCACAAATTCTGTTAATGGCACTACAAGTGGATTAGATATTGAGGCTTCCGATATAGATGACTTTGCTATAACAGCATCCAAAATATTTACCAAAATACCTATTATTTCTGGAGATACTTGGACTGATGCCAGCCCTTCGGCTGGATATGTGGCTTGGAATGAGCATAGTCTGTATTACAACGGTGCTTTATATACTATTGCGGCTGGCAATACAAATAATAAGTATATTTATTGGAACGGCAGCAGCTCGGCTTATTCAAGTTCAGCTACCAATCCAACTTTAACAGACGGTCAGTTTGTTATTGCAACCAACGTTAGTGGAACGCATGACCTTGCTTGGAATGCGATTGCCAATCAGATTATTGGAAGTGCTTATATCCAATCCGCAGCAATTCAGACAGCACATATTGAGAATCTGGCTGTTACAAATGCCAAGATAGAGAGTTTAGATGCTGGAAAAATAACAACTGGATATTTAAACGCAAGCGTGATTGATGCTGGCACTATAACAGCCGATATGTTTTTTTCTACATTATATGGCGACTTAAATCAGGCAATGGGTTACGTTAAAACAGTTCTTAGTGCTGGTGATGAATATGTGCATGATGTAACTGTTTCAGACGTGGCAAATGGCTCTTTCAGTAATATTGATGCTTTAACACATATTGATTATGGATTATCTATAAGAATTGCTACGGAAGATTTGTGGGATGAAGGTGGGTTGGTTTGGGATACTGGAACATGGGATGTTCCTACTGAGGCATCAGGTAGCTGGACATCCGCTTCAAATGATTTAGGAAGTTCCAAAACTTTGCAAATCGCAATGCAATACACAAAGATTGAAGATGTTCCTGCTTCCACTACAGTAGTTGTAAAAACTCAGTTTTCAACAGATAATGTCAACTTTGGCACAAATTCTCCTGCTTTTGATGATGCGAATTGGGAGACAACAACAGAAAGGCAGATTACAGGGGATATATATAAATCAACCAGCAGTCTTTATACGTTTCGATATTTCAAGATTAAGGTTGAGCTTTCAACAACTGATACAAGCGATAGAATTATTATTCGCACCATGTCGTATCTTGGTAATGTTGTAAATTTAACGGGACAATTAACTAATCAGACTATTGCGGCTGGCGGAACTGGGTTTGCTTTAAGTGGTTTTAATGATACACCTGCTATAACAGTGACGCCAGTAGGAGCAACACTTCTTATAGACCGTATATCCGCGCAGTCAGTAACAAATGCCACAATACATTTGCATAATTTGGCTGGTAATGATGTTGGTGGCCGAGCAAACATAAATATAATTGGTGTTTAAAATATAAAATTTAGGAGGAATACAATATGGCGTATGATGCAACAAAACCTGTAACTGGAGGCAGTCTTATCGCTGCTGATGTTCGAGAAAACTTTAGAGCGGTGATAGAAGATGGTATTGTTGAAGATGTGGTTGCCGCTTTAAAAGATCCTATTGCCGCTACGGCAGGGCTTAGAACACTTGGTACGGGAGCGCAACAGGCGTTACCAGGAAATACCAGCTTTGTACCTGCTGACAATAGTGTTACAATGGAAAAAATGGAACACGGTTCAATAATGCTGCCGTGGTATGATAAAATAGACGGAACAGAATATTCATCTGTGGCTACAACATGGGAAACAGTTGTAAGTGGATTTAGGGTTTATATTCCCGCAAGCGCAACGGCAATTACAATGCATTCGAGGCAGAAAGTATCAGGTGATGCTGGGTTAGTATATGCAAGGTTTTATTTAGACGCTAATTATTCATCTGAAAATTCAACTACTTCCGCAACCTATGTCTATCTTTCATCTGCTACATTAGATGTTTCTGCATTATCTGGCTGGTACACAATGGGGATTCAGTTATACAGGACTGCTGGGGGGACAAGGACTTCGTGGCTACAAGGTTTTTCGTTTATTTGGATATAACGAACAGATAATGGGATAATGTAAATCACTAAAAAGAAAAGGAATTTAGATAAATGTCGAACGAGCAATATTCAGACGGAACGGTAACTTTAGCTAACGCAAGTATTCTTGTTGTTGGAGATGGAACTGACTGGAAAAACGAAATCAGTCTTCCGGCAATTTTCAAACGAGATGAAGATGGTGAGGCAACATATTCATTGGCTACCATTATATCTGCGACTCGAATGCATCTGTCTGCTAATTATAGTGGAACTTCTGGTAGCGGATTAGACTACATGATCATGCGTTCGTTCACAAGTCGCGGGTTTTGGAGACCGCTTCAAGGTGATTCCGACTTCGCTGAAATCCTATCCCAAGAAACGATTGATAAGATTGACGATGACATTGCTCTTCTTTTTACCTCCTATTCAACTGGAAGTGCGGTTGGCACAAATGCCAGTACCTTTGCCATTAATATGGATGCCACTTTGGGAAGATTCTGGACGGATAATCTGACTGCCAGCAGAGATTACAGACTCCCAAATCAAAATGCAACACTTGCAGGGCTTGGAGTTGCCCAAGAATTTAGTGCAGACCAGACTTTCAATGCGTCAGTGCATATAAAAGGAAATGCTTCAATTGATGGTACATTTTCTGTTGGTAACTTAGGCGTAACCAACCTGACTGTAGATGATTTGAACGCTACCACCGGCGATATAAACACACTGCATTCAGCTACATTGACGGCAAACGATTTGAATGCTACGTCAGGTGATATTGCAACCCTGCACAGCGATACCCTTACAGCCAATGACCTAAACGCTACCACGGGTGATATAGAAACCTTACATTCGACTACTTTAACTGCCAGCGATATAACTGCCAGCTCTATGAAAGTAAGCGACCTTACAAACAATAGAATCGTTATTGCAGGGGCAGGTGGCGAACTCGAAGACGATGCTAATCTTACATGGGATGGTAGCCTATTAACTGTAAACGGGAATATGGCTGTAACTGGCTCGACGGTTATTGTAACGGCCTCTAATATATCTGTTAAAGACCCTTTAATTATATTGGCAAAAGATCAACCTGGCGCACCTACTTTTGATTCCGGTTTAATTGTAGAAAGAGGAACTTCTCAAAATGTAGGTATGTTTTGGGATGAATCTGCTGGTAAATGGGTTATGGCATATACAGATGAGGACGGCTCAACTTCAGGCAATATAACCATCGCAAGTTATGGAGATTTAAGAGTAAAAGGATTTCAAGTCGAAAGTATTAATGCTTCAATTCTTAATGCCTCAACTGGAGACATTCATGCTTTACATGCCAATACTTTTACAGCATCGACTTATACTTCACTTGCCAATGCCAATGCCAGTATTGCTAAAAATGCTGCTGACATTGTGCATTCAAACGCAAGTATCGACACGCTGCAAGCGGATGTGGTTCGTGCCAATGCCAGTATTGATACATTGCAGTTAGATATTGTTCGTGCGAATGCCAGTATTGATACTTCTCAGGCTGATATCGTTCACATTAACGCCAGTATAACCCGTGCCAATGCGAGTATTGATGTCTTGCAAACGGATGTTATTCGTGCAAATGCAAGCATCGACATTTCGCAAGCGGATATTGTCCATACTAATGCCAGTATTACTCGTGCCAACGCCAGCATTGATACCTTACATGCCGATGTAGTTAGAGTAAATGCCAGTATTGATATTCTTCAGGATAATATTGCAAACGCAAATGCGAGTATTACTACCAATATTAGCGATATTTCAAGAAATGCCAGTGACATAGTAGTTGCCAATGCCAGCATAGATATACTCCAATCTGACATGACCCGTGCTAATGCGAGTATTGCAACGAATATTGGTGATATATCTAATATAAATGCCAGCATAGCAAATAGCTTTTTAAAGTCTATTTTCAATGCTAAGGGCGATATTCTAACTGCTTCGGCAGATAATATTCCATCAATTTTAAGTGCCAGTACCGATGGCCTTGTTTTAACTTTAGATAGTACAACTATCCAAGGAATGAAATGGGCGGTCTCTGGTGGTGGCACTGGTGATGTTATCGGCCCCGCAACTAATATAGATGCATATATTCCACAATGGAATGGAGCTGATTCAAAAACCTTGAAAAATGGATTTGCCAAGACTGATTTGGTTTTAAGCGCATTATTCAACGCAAAGGGTGACATATTAACTGCCAGTGCTGACAACACACCGTCGATACTATCAGCCAGTACCGATGGGCTTGTTTTGACTTTGGATAGCTCTACTCTTAGTGGTTTAAAATGGTCTTCAGTTACAACGGCAATAGGCCCAACTCTAAAGACTTCTGACTATCAAATACTTACTACTGACAGCATGATACTGGCATCTGGCAATGTGACAATAACGCTTGCATCCGCATCTGCAAAACATGAAATCAGAATAGGCAATAGAAGTTTGGATGTAAGCGCAAGTATACGTGTTAAGAAATCAGGTGGCGACACAATAGAAAACAATGCAAGCTTGCACCTTGGCAATAAATACGACACAGTTTGTCTAATTGGCGATGGTATAAATACTCATTTCCAATTTTAATTAAGGAGGTATAATAAAAATGACTGATTATAACTTGGCTGATAAAGTCTCCGCCGCCGCCAACCTAACCGAGAACGCCCTTGTATTGGGTGAGGATGGAGTGAAGGGGGTTAAGAGCGGCCCACTTTTTGCAGGCAAAAACTTTATCGTTAATGGTGGTGCATTAGTCAACCAGAGGGTCACGGCGCATACGCTGGTTAAAGATACCTATGGGATTTGCTCTGATAGGTTCTATGGTATGGCAACAGGCACAGCGGTAAGTGCTGGGACACTCACACAAGCAACTGCCACGGCTCTTTTAGGCAGAACAGGATGTGCCTTCCACTTTTCGGGTTTAACGCTCACGGGTACAGGAATAGTCTATCTCCGGTATCGAATGGAAGCCAAAGATGCGGTTAAGTTCATCGGTCAGAACGCTTCTTTTTCCTGCAAGGCTTATCAAGACACAGGCGGAGCGATAAACTATACGGTTTATGTCAACAAGGCCGATGCCGCCGATAACTTCACCGCAGTTACAGCTATTTCAAACGATACCGCCCAGAGCGTTGTTGATAGTACCGAAACAGATGTTAAATACGAGTCAATCGCAATGGGGGCTTGTGGTAACGGAATTGAAATCATAATCAAGATTGAGTGCGGTGCGATAACGACCAAGAATTTCTATTTAACCGAACTCCAATTTGAACTTGGAAGTGTAGCAACAGTGTTTGAGCATAGGAATTATACTGAGGAACTTGCACGATGCAAAAGATACTTCCACCGCCTTATTAATGGAAATGCACAAATAGCTTCATCTGGAGTATGTCAGGATGCAAATACAGCGTGGATGTACTGTGCTTTTCCGGTTGAAATGAGAGCAGCCCCGTCTTTGGCGTATAGCAATCTTTCACACTTCGCTCTCTTTGATGATGCTGAACAGGCTACTATGAATACTATAGCCATAGCCAGGAGCTCGCCCCGTAGTTGCATGCTTTCCCCTACCAAAACTGCGTCACTGACAGCAGGGAATGGGGTTGTATTTTATTCGAACAATGCAAGCGCAACATTAGATTTTCTCGCAGAATTATAGGAGATGGTTATGTATAAATTATTAAGTGATGGATATGTTCAAAATAATAACATCTGCATACCAAATGATCCAGCTAATAAAGATTGGCAAGAATATCAAGCATGGTTGGCTAAAGGGAATAAACCATTGCCTATTGACCCCGTAGCCGAACCAACTGAAGCCCAACTTTACGAAGCGCAGATAAAGGTAAAGGAAGCTGAAATTCTCAGGCGACAGGCGATAGCCGAACTCACAGTTGAAGTAGAACAATTAGCTAAATAAAGGACTCTGAAAAATGGACGACTATAAAGGGGAATAGCCAATTCTATTCCCCCCTTGCCTACGACCATTAAACCTTTTGAAACATTTCGTATAAATCTTTTTGTGCCTGTTTTCCCATTGGAATAACAACATTATCGTAGTTCAGTCTATGGCAGGCTTCTAATAATTTGTCTGGCTCTTTTTCGTAATATTCACGTAAAGCAGAAGGATAGTCAATCGGTGCTTCTGGATTTTCAGCTACAGGCTTTTTTTCTACTAACGACTGAACAGGAAATGGCTCATCTTCTCCATATACTCTACCCCATTTCTCTTGAAAAGATGCCTTTGCTTCTTCACTGGCACTGTCCCAATCTTTTTTATTCGTATGGAAATATGTTGCAAGCCCAGCACCTTTTAAACGGTTCGCTTTCCAGTCAACTGCATCAAATGCATTACCATTGTTATCGGTATTACCATTCCCAGCTATTGGTTTATCTTTTTTCGCTTCAGGAGTTGGCTCTGCTTTCTTTTTTACTTCCGGCAGTTTACCTTCAAAATGTTTCTTCCAATTGCCTTGCAAAAAGTTGCTCCAGAATCCAGCAAATGAATTTGTTGATACAATAGAATTCATTACAGCTTCGCAAGTGCTATCATTGTTGCTGGAAACCATTTCGATATAAGCACTTAAATTGTCATGTGCCATACCATCTTTATCGGTCGGAACATATTCAAAATCTTTCTTTGCTTCGACTTTTACAAGTGCGGCAAATTCTGGTGGGGTTGTTACTGTTGTTGTTGTTTCAGCCTCTATAGGTTCATTTGTTTCGGGCTGAAAGGTTTTTAACTTAGTCTTTGAAGAAGAAGATTCTTCTTTAGCTTCTTTTATTTTATATGCTCCACCAGTTTTAGTCGAAGGCTCCATATCAACTATATCATAAAGTTCTTCTTTTGTTTGCATTCCCAAAAGAGCTTCTGGACAATAAGCCCTTGCGAAAAACATAGCCGCACGATACATTAACATTAAAGCTGGCATTGTTTTCCATTTAGAGCCTTGTTTGCTATACCAACCCTCATCTTTTGCCATTTGAATTGATACCTCAACTCCTTCGCATAATTCTCCAGTATCAATCCTTTGTGCATGTGCATAGCAAACTGTTTTATTGCTGTTATATTGATATTGCAATGGTGTAAACTTGCCCGAATTATTAACCAAAGCAATAGCAAGTTTTGCTTCGATGCCAGGTCGGCCGTGTACCACGTACATATTCTGTAAAAGCATGAATGGGTCTACCTTCATTCTATCCGCAAGATTTAAAGCTATCACACAGTTACCGATATTGTTTTTAAAATGTTCTGGAACCATAGTCGAACTTGCAAATACCATAGCAACTCTTTGTGCATGATTAAATTTGGCGATATCAAAAAACAACGATGTTCCAGCTTTGATTACCTCTGTTTTGGTTTGTGCTACTATTTCTGTAGATGTTTCTTTTTCTTCCATAATATTTATTTATCCTCCTATGTTATATTTGTTTAGTTTTGTATCCAATATGTGGATAAAAGTTTTTTTCTCTGTCCGACGTGTTATATTCTTCCATTGGGTGTAAAACCAAAATCCCATGCTTTAGATGTTTAATTTGGATATTAGTAAAGCCATTATCTTTTTCTATTATTCTAACTTCTGATTTTAATAACCATCGTTTAATTATCCACATCTGAAATTGTTTCCACATGTTATTTATCTACCTATCTTATTGTTTATATTTAAAACGATTCATTATTATCGCCACCAAAAGGATTGCCAGACCTTTTAGACGACATTCTCACTTTTGCCTCGAACTTTTCCTCGATTTTACAACCGGATATTTCTCTTATGCCTGATTCTACAGCATTATCCAAAGCCTTTTGGTCTGGCATACAGTATTCTCTGGGCACTTTATCTGGATTAACAATAACACAAACCCATTTTGATGTTACGGTTGCCTTGCCCTGATCGGTTGTAACCTTCTCGGTCTGTTTTACGATTGGAGTTACTAAAGATGGGGCAATAGAGATTTCTGGTTCTATAAACTCAGGTGTTTCAACATGTACTCTTTCAACGCCAGCCTTGTCAGCCTCTTTGTTTAATCTTTTTTGTAATTCCTCGGCGTCTTTAAGTTTTTGTTCGTATATTCTTTTGGCTTCGGCTTCAGCAATCTTAGTTGCTGCGGCAATCCGTTGCGATTCTGCCTCAGCCGCTTTCTGGTCAATTCTTCTTTGTAATTCGGCTTGCGCTCTTTGATATGAACTTACTTTAGGGTTAATTAGGCTTTCAATCTTTTCAATTGGTTTTCTAAGTTGTTCCCTTACAAAAGTATCAACCCCAGATTTAAACTCAGCCGCAGTTTTATAAGCCGGAATATTGTTCTTGATTTTATCAGCCATCTTTACAAGTGCTTTGCATTGCACCAGCATTTCCATCGCGGTATTGTTTGATATAGGGTCTTTAACATCTATACCCTGTGCATTTTTATGCATAGATAATAAAGTGTTTTTGATTTCTACAAAAGATGATTCGGCTTTTATAAGGCTGAATCTCTCGTCCCTGTCAAATGGAGTTTGGTTGACTATTTCTGGAGTTGGTTGAGAAGATTCCGTAGCAACTATATTTATCTTTTTTATATCGCTATTGCTCTTTTCTGGAACGCCAGTATCGAAATTAAAGTTTAATGGTTTGTCTGTTTTCATGTTATATTATTTACCTCCTTTTTTAATTTCTATTGTGATATTTGTATCTTCAAGCCATTGTTTAAGTTGCTTCTGTGCCAACGCTGCAATATCATTAGGTATTTTTTGTATATTCTCGTTATTAGCAATTTTAGGAAGCAAATAAATAATACCTGCTTGTTTTGTGTTTGGGATAACAATATAAAGCATATTGCTAAATATAAATAAAATAGCACAAATCCCTATCCATCTTTTGACGCATTTTGCTTCAATACATTCTGCATCTTTCTTTGGGCTATGTCCGCTACTACCCTTTCCATATTCACTCTTATAACAATATATAAGAAAAGCTAATGTTAGCCCACAAGATAAGCCAAAAAATAATACTGTCTCGCAAAGAATATCCAGCTTCAATATTAAATAAACAAACCATGTACTCATATTTCATATTCCTTTACAACCTCAATTGGTTTTGGGACAATAATATCACCTTTAATTATTAAGATATTATCACCCCAATAATTTGTGTCCGATTCTTCTATTTTTGGCAGGAAACCAACTTCACCATAATGCCCACCTTTTTCTCCGACTTCCGGTTTGATACGTTTTAATAATTGTTCTTTCGATAATTGGTTAATACATGTTTCCCCTTCACTATTATGTATTACAAAATATGGCATTGCTTTTTAACGATATAACTGAGCCGCCCTACTCGGTATTAGATTTCGGCTCGGTAGTTTTGGTCGGCTCCAGTGGTGGGTTATCTGTCGCCCGTGAGAATTTTTTGTGCTTCATCAATTTGCTCTTTGGTAAAAAAAACAGATAGTGCAGATTTAATTTCTGATGCCTTCATGTTTTGAGTTTTTTCACAACTCCAAACAGAAAAGTGCATCATCTCGACACATAATCTAAGAGGATATTTAATTTCTGAATAATTCATCTCAATCCTTCAATTTAACAGATAACGATATAACTGAGCCGCCCTACTCGGTATTAGATTTCGGCTCGGTAGTTTTGGTCGGCTCCAGTGCTGTGTTAGGTGCGTCTGGTAAAGGGCACCAATCAGGAATTTCTGTAAAAATATTTCCGCCAATAACTCTACGACCATGCCCATAGCAAAA